CCAACCCAATGCTTGAGTGCACTCTTCCATTGAAGAGTACATGCTGATTGGGAAGGCTCTTGTTTCCACGTCTATGTCGGCCGCAGTAGGTGCGACCAACATGAAGATGATTGCTTGGATCATGACGGTTCTCCATTTTTGCTAACGTAGTCGTCAACAAACTGAACAGCCTTAACGATACTTTGAATTGAAGTACCGTTAGTGATGAAGTCGAAGCCCGCATCACCAGAAAAGACAACAGAGAAGACACCTGTGTTAGAGCCATCAATCGCAAGGGAAATGATGAATCCACGGTATGGCCAAGTGACACATACGCCTGGGTCTCCCATGAGTTTGTTGATCTCATAATCTTTAAGATGAACTCTATGGTTTGAGTTGGTCATGACGTTTCTCCTTTCAGAAGATTAGAATCCATGAACAGAAGCTCACGGTTATGATTACGGATGAGACGAAGATCTGGATATCTTGATTGTCCATGGATCTACTCCTGTTTTGTTTTGTATTCTCACTATGAGGATACTCCACTGGCTCGCTGTGCGAGCATCAGGAAGAAGAGATGGAGAGCAGGAGCATGCCTGAGAGCGCCAGAGAGGCCCGTGTAGGGCCGATGGTGTGATTTGGTAAGGGATGGTAGCTAAGGTGTGAAGGGTAGGGCTGAGTGAGCTTGTGAGTAGGGAGAGAGTAGAGGGAGAGATGATGTGGTCTCTATGTCTCTATCTTACAGGGTGTTTATTGTGTAAAAAAAGTAGCACTCACCTTACGGTGAGCGCTGAGTTTTATTTTGTAGCGTTGGCTTGTACGCTTTTGATACGGTTCATGTGGAACTCGTACCTCTCGCGAAGCTTGGGGTTAGCGTCGAAGCGCTCCTCCAGTTGGATGTCGTGGGCTGCCCGCTCTGCGGACATGGCGCTACGCTTTTCTTCGAGCAAGGCATCTTCTTGCTCTGCGAGGGTGATCTTGGTCCTACGTGCGTAGGCTTTGGAGTTTGCCTCAAGGGCATCTGCTCCGTGATAGGCTGAGCTGATCAGCTTATCGAAGGTGGTGGCAGTCGTGGAGACTGAGTTGAAGGTAGACGCAACGGCGTTGCTGGCGGATGTAGTGATGATACCCATGATAGGCTCCTATGTTACTGGCTTAAATGCCTGGGGTGGCCTGTGGCCACTACCAACAGAAGACCGGGGGGGTAGGTTTATTATTATCAGGTACCTTCATAGTGTAGAGGTGTTATAGAACACCTCCATCATAAAAATCCCTATGAAAAATATGAGCATAAATATCCTATAAAGGAACATATAGAGAACATATAACCTACATACCTTAGCAGTCTTAGAAGTTAACGACGCATAAATTCTGAGTGAAACGAAGAATTTATAAGGAAGTTAACGTATAAGACTGCGTAAGAATAATATAATACAACAAGACTCTCTTGCTTACTTAAGACTATCTATGTACTAAGTATAATCCCCTTTAAATACATAGTTGACCCATAGGACATAAAAGACTCTAAAGACTGAAACGTCTGTAGATGAGGTTCAGTAATGGCTCCTAAGTCACACCATACCAAAGCAAACCAAGTGTATGCTAACTCCGTTCCTGGAGGGTATAACCAAGATCTAACTATAGATGAGATCTCAACTGCTTTGCCTCCTCACTTGAAGTCTTTTGCGACTCAAGAGCTGACGGACAAGGTGAACCAGATGGTGGGAGATCCTGACATTGCTGAGCAGATTAGGAACAACTTTGTAACCTATACCAAGGTGCTGACCGAGGGTCGGTTTAAGATGGAAGATTACCTGAATGCGATAGCTTACGTGAGCTACAAGCTGATGGGTCATTCCAACCAAGATGCCTATGCTCTGACCTTTCCTAAGAGGCAGGCTGCCTTGGTTGCAAGGGGAGCCACTCAGAAGGATATCTCTGCATACGTCTCGATCTACAGCAGGGGTAAGCTGGTAAATATGATCATGGAGCAGACCTTGGTTCCTTCATGGATCTTGAACCAACACATGTATCAGGATGCTCTCAATAAGCAGGCTTATCTCATGGCTCATGCCAACAGTGAGAAGGTCCAGACTGAGGCTGCAAACTCTCTACTGACCCATTTGAAGCGGCCTGAGACCAAGCAGGTAGAGCTCAATATTGGGATGCAAGATACCGATGGCATGTCTGAGTTGAAGGACATGCTGTCATCTTTGGCTGAGACCCAACGAGATCTGATTGGGAAGGGTGTGAAGACCCAGAGGGTTGCGCATCAAGGGTTTGGTAAGGCGATCGATATTACTCCAATTGAAGCTGAAGAGGTGAAGAAATGAAGACTGATGTAACTGCAAAAGACTTCAATCCATCCAATAATGAGCTGGTTGATGCGATCAAAGGTAAGGCCAATGAGCTTGCTGCCGTGATTGAGAAGTTGCCTAACGGCCGGCGTAAAAGCATTGCTCTGACCCATCTTGAGACAGCCAGTATGTTTGCTGTGAAAGCTATCTTTTACACAGATGATAACGAGCAAACTGGGGCGTGAATATGAGCGTCGAAAGCCCTATCAGTAGAGATCGGAATGGTACGCTGGATACGGCGGATCAGATGTTCATTCCTTTGAGCACTGTGAACATCATCCAGCAACGAGATACTGAACATGGGCCTGTGCTGTGTGAAGATACTTACAGGGCAGATGAGAAGACGATGCTCTCAGGCCAAGAGGGTGTGAAGTTTGATTCCGATAAGACCAGAATGGAGCTCATACCCCCTGAACTTATGGAAGGGGTAGGGGCAGTTCTAACCTTTGGAGCCAATAAGTATGCCGATCGGAATTGGGAAAAAGGCATGCACTGGTCCCGTCCTTTTGGGGCTCTCATGCGGCATATGTGGGCTTGGTGGAAAGGGGAGAAAGCAGACCCCGAAACAGGCATGTCCCACCTATGGCACGCAGGGTGCTGCATTGCTTTTCTGATTGCATACGAGGCCCGTAACTCAGGCACGGATGATAGGTTTAAAGGGTAACTCATGGCTCAGTCTTCCAGTGTAGATCCAGTCTTTGAAGCAGAACTGCATTCTTCTGATGTAGAAGCTGATGCTCTACATGAGCTGATCCTATCTAAAGGATTGAAGAAGCAGACTGTAGATGACTGGCTCAACACGGTAGACTACGCCAATCTGAACTCAGGGCATTATATGCCGAGTGCCTTTGCACTGAAGTTCATGAACTTTATCAAGTTGGTTAATGGTTCAGAAGGTGAGCAGAACCTTACGCCAGTAGTCCATCTTGCTATGCTGGATCAGATTGCTGGAGAGAACAAACGAATTGCTAATCTCTGTGCTAGAGGCTTGGCTAAGACAACACTGATGTTTGAATATCTGGTTCTGTTCATTGCAGTCTTTGGAGAGATCGAAGGCTTTGGTGAGATCAGTGGTATGATCTATGTTTCTGACTCTATGGACAACGGTGTGAAGTCTGCCCGTAAGAACATCGAGTTCAGATATTATAACTCTGATTTCCTACAGAAGTGGCTGCCAGAAGCTAAGTTTACAGACAACTATCTGGAGTTTGTGAATGAGAATGGTCACCGTCTTGGGGTGAAGATGTTCGGTGCCAAGACAGGCCTTCGGGGAACCAAGATCTTTGGCAAACGTCCTGTGCTGGCTGTGCTTGATGATCTGGTGTCAGATGACGATGCCAAGTCCAAGGTGGCCATGGAGGCTATCAAAGACACTGTCTACAAAGGTGTGGACTACGCACTGGATCCGCAGCGTCGAAAGATCGTGTTTAACGGCACGCCCTTCAACAAAAACGACATCCTGTATGAGGCTGTTGAATCAGGGGGATGGCACGTAAACGTCTACCCCGTCTGTGAGAAATTCCCCTGCACCAAAGAAGAATTTAAGGGAGCCTGGGAAGACAGGTTCACCTATGAGTTTGTCCTGGATCAATATGAGACGGCTCTGGCTACGGGTAAGATCTCAGCGTTCATGCAGGAACTTATGCTACGTATCACCTCTGAAGAGGAACGCCTGGTACAAGATAGCGAGCTTCGGTGGTACTCACGGAAGAACCTGATGGAGAACCGTGGGAAGTTTAACTTCTACATCACCACAGACTTTGCCACACGAGCCAAGCAATCTGCTGACTTCTCGGTGATCTCAGTCTGGGCACACAATCACAATGGTGACTGGTTCTGGGTGGATGGCTATCTGGAGAAGGATACCATGGACAAGAATCTGAACGGTCTGTTCAGGCTGGCTTCTCAGTACAAGCCTCAGTCTGTCGGGGTAGAGATCTCAGGGCAGCAGGGGGCATTCATCAACTGGATCCAGAACGAGATGATGAACCGGAATATCTGGTTCAATCTGACGCCTGGGAAAAACGGAGAGCCAGGGATCAGACCTGAGACTGACAAGCTGTCTCGGTTCAATCTGGTTGTTCCATGGTTCAAAGCAGGGAAGATATTTTTCCCTGTCGAAATGAAATCATCCAAGATCATGGGTGAGTTCATACAAGAAATCACAATGGCTACAGGCACAGGCTTCAAAAGCAAACACGATGATTGCATAGACACAATCTCCATGTTGCCGTATCTTAAGGCTTGGAAACCAAGTGAAGAAGCCATCACCGAATACGACGATCGTACAGACCGTTGGCATTTTGATGACGATTCCATGGACACAGAATCCTCATTCTCATCTTACATCGTCTGAGCACAGGAGCGTGTCATGAAACTTGGTGAACTCTACGAAGCATTGTCATATGGCGAGCTGAACAATCTATCTATTGGTTTGGAAGGGTCAGGGGACATTGCAGAATACGATCGTCCCAGGATCATCTCATACACCAACAGAGCCCTTACCAGGATCTATGGAAGGTTCTCTCATAAGCTTGATTATGTAAATGTTACCCTCCAAGAGGGGATCCAGCGTTACTGGCTCAATCCTGTTCATGCTGTGTC